GCACCTACAACACGACAGAAGCCACAGGGTGCGCCCTGATGGCCATGAACGGATTCTGGGTGCTCTGGGCCAATGGCATCGGCAGTTCGGGCACGCAGGTGGCGGGCGTCGTCTGGGCGTAATCGGTTAGGGCGCGAATTGATCCGTTCGATCCGTTCGCGCCATTTGTAGGCATCAGTTCTATTCACTGGAGTTAGTTCAATGAGCGACTGGACCATCGAAAAAGCCGATAAAGCCCTCCCGACTGATCCGGCCGACATCGAAGCCGAAATCGCCTACTGCGAGAAGCGTCTGGCGGCGCTCAAGGCGATCAAGTTCGATGCGGAGAAACAGGAGTATCCGAAGGCCGTCTACAAGGAAGTGGCGAAGGCCCATGCCGCCGCTCCACTCGTCGTGGAAACACAAGTGGTCAACTCCGAAGAGGAGTTGAAGAAACTCGGCGACGGCTGGGGCGATCATCCCGCCGCGAAAGCCGATGCGTCGAAAGACGGCGACGGCTTGCACGATGGCGCACCGGGCGTGCTTGACGGCACCGTCTCTGATGTCGCGGCCTACGTCGCGACCGTCACCGACGCAGCCACGCTCAAGGCGCTCAAGGCGCAGGAGCGCAAGGGCAAGGCGCGGCAGGGTGTCTACGATGCCATCGACGCGCGTCTCGCCGAACTCAAGGAGAACGCCTGATGCCGATGATCATCCAGCCGGAAAGCGAGTTGGGGAAAGAACTCGCCAAGTGGGACAAGCCATATATCTATCGGCCGTTCCCGAAGATGCTCTATCGCGCGCAGAAGATCAACGGCAAGGCGATCTGCCTCATGGGTGAACCGAGCCCGTGGGGCTATCGCGATGCGGCCGAGCATCAGCAGGCCATCCTGCACGCGGAAGCGATCACGAAATCGAATCAGATGATCGTGCAGAGCGAAGACGAGATGAAGAAAGCGCGCGAATCCGGCTGGCGCGAGTCGCCGGATGAAGCCCTAGCCCATTTGGAAGCGCTGGAGCAGGACATTGGGCGGGCGGCGGCTGAAGCCAACTTCGGCGCGCGGCGCATGGGCGAACTCGCGCGGCGCGAACATCAGGCGGCGACGGATTCCACGCATGAACATGTCGTGGACGTGAAGCCGAAGCGGAAATATACGCGGAAGTCGAAGGCTGCGCCCGTCGCCGTGACCGGGAGCGGAGAAGTGGAGGTATAACCATTGCCAGACAGTGGCTATTACAACCGTTCCGTGCCGATCACGAAAAGCGATACCGTGAACTATGACGGCACGACGGTATCCACAACGGGCACCTATCAGACGACCGGCAACACGAAGCCGATTCCCGCTGATGCGATCTTCGTCGGTGGGGCTGGCATCGTGGTGGGTGTGCTCGAAAACGGGCAGACGGATCAATGGACGTGTGTCGCAGGAGAAATTCTTCCGTTCCGCACGATCCGCGTGAACTCCACGACGACGACGGCCACATTGATGACAGCGCTCTACGTGGTATAAGCAAATGGGACGACAAGGCAGCGGATCGGCGGGGAAAGGCAGTGGCACGGGCATCGGCAAGGGTAAGGGGAAATAGGCTGACGTGTGGCGATCACGTTTGTGCAGTCGGCGAAGAAAATCGCGGCGACGACTGATGCGGCCAATTTCTCAGGGTGCAATGCGACCGGGCTCTTCGTCGTCATCATTGGCGGGTTCGACGTGGCCACGCTCTCGGACAGTAGCTCGAATACATGGACGGCGGGCACGACGTTTACAGATGCGGGCTCGGGCGGTTTTACCAAGATGTATTACGTGGTCAATCCCACGGCGACCAGTTCACATACGTTCTCGTTCAGCGGATCGTTCTATTCGATCGTCGTCTTCGGGTTTGCGAATGTCTCGGCGTTCGATCAGGCGACCGGCGCGAATGGTGACGTTGATCAGCCGGGGTCGCTGACGCCGGGCACGGATGGCACGAGCCTCTTCGTGACGGGGGTCGGAGGAAACCGCACAGGGCAATCGATCAACTCGCCGTTCAGTGGGACCGTCGTGCAGAACGATTATGCGGCTGGAGTCAACTATGGGTCGGCGGGCGCCTATTACATTCAGAGTTCGGCCGGCGCACAGAACCCAACTTGGAGCGATAGCAGTGGCACGTCTGGTTGCGCGATGATGACCTTTACGCCTGCGGCTGGTGGCGCTGGTGATACGCAAGAATGGCGCGGGAGTTACCCGCCCATTCGAAACAATCGGCAAGTGAACGTCATGTTCCGACATGCCCATTATCTCGCTACCTAACCATCGGCATCTCTCGAAACCCGATGAGCCCGCGACGGTGCAAGGGCTCACCGTCTTGGTATCGGTGCGGTGCCGGTGCGGCTCCGAGACCATCATTGGGCTGATCAACTCGCAAGCGTCGGTCTGTGAAGCCTGCGGCGCCGTGTTCACGCTCGATGCCGTGTCTTGGGATAAAACTCAATCGACTCCGCGCATTGCCCTTAGCTCTACACCGTCGAGAGCTGAGGCTTTATCATCCTGACGGACTGGAGCGACCATGCCGAGTTTTCAAATCTTCACGAACGCCACCAACACGGCCTCGGCCACAGTGCCGATGTTCAACTTGATGGCGACTGCCACCAGTCAGATCGGGATCTTCGAAATCAATGCCGGGTCCGATGCGACCGCTGACAACGCGGTCAAGTATTCCATCGCGCGCACTTCCGCTCGCCAGACGCAGGCGACGACGGTGACGCCGACCGCACTGGACCAGAATGTCACACAGGCGGCGCTGACGACCTGCGACGTGACATGGAACATCAACCCCACGATCACGGCATCATCGGCCGTGCTCCAGTGGGGCATGCACCAACGCGCGACGTATCGCTGGATCGCTTACGACTATACGAAGTTCCTGCGGACGCAGGCAGGCACCGGCAAGGGGCTCTGCATGCTCTCCGTCGTCGTGTCGTCGGCGTTCAACGGCGTGTTCTCGGCGAGCTTCGACGAGTAGATCGTGGACGCGGAATACCGCGTGCTCGGTCGCTTCGTGCCGAGTCGCTTGCAATCGGAAGTGATTGAAGCGGAGATCCGGCCGCTCCTGCCGCCCTGCTGCGCGCGAGAACGCATCGGCGTGCGGACGCCGCACGAGCGCGCGCCGGAACCGCCAGAGAACAACTTGAACTGGCATCAGGATGGCGGCGGGCTGGACGGCACGACGCGCCATATCGTCGTATGGGCGACGGAAGATCCGACACACATTAAGACGAGCGCGGGCGAAGAATTCACGGCCGAGCCGTATGAGTTCGTCTGGGTCGATAACGACCACGCCTACCACAAGCAACCGCGTGGCACGAACGAGCAGCGGCGCTGGTTCTTCGCGGTGCGGTGCAGCGGCGCTTTGAGTTAAAGGGAGAGCACGAATGGCGGCTTCGCGTAATGACAGTTTCACCCTTGGGACCAATGCCGCCTTCCTGGGGCGGGTGCAAGCCTCGATGGCGGCGGCGGCCGTGGCGATCGCGGCCGAAGGCAGCAACGTCGTCAATCATCCCGCACGCCTGGAACTCGTGCATCTCATACTCCTGTCACCGACCGCGCAATCGAGTTATGCGACGATGTTCGCGCTCAGTGTCGCGACGGATACGACCGTGCTCGGCGATGCCACACAGGGCGGGACCGTGGTGCTCGGCGCGAACGTCGGCACACAGCAAGCGCTCGTCACAGACGCGCATATTGATACTGCCGTCGCCGCGCAGTTCAACGCTTATTGCCAAGGGATTCGGGCCTGATGCATCTCCGCTGTAGTGTCTGCGCGGCCGTTCAGCCGGTGACGACGCCGGACTATGAGGATGAAGATCCGCGCACGCAAGCGATCCGGCGCACCTTCCGCGCGGAACATATCGCGTCCTGCGGCGTCGGATCCGTCTCCTTCATCCTGCATACCGTCGAGGCGATCCAGATCGATCGGCTGGTGTGGGATCGCTACTGCGAGTCCCGACAGCCGCCGCAGGATGTGCAAGAGGGTGCCGATGGCTTTTTCACGCGTCCGATCATGAGGGATGGCCAACTGCATCGCGTGCGTGTCTGTGAAGACTGCTGGGAGAGCATCCCACGCTATGTGGATTTTCCTGCGGGCCTCATCTCGCCGGAGAGTGATGGGGCGGCTGGCGCGGTGCCAAAGTGGCGACCGGGGACGGTAGAGACCGACAGTCCTGAGCGGGCCGGCGCGATCGAACACCTGTGGAAAGTCGTGTGTCTGCCCTGCTATCTCGCGGCCTTCGCGCGGGTCTATCCCGAAGCGGTATGTCCCGAGATGAATGATGCGGTCGTCGGCGATGGGGCTCCAGTGGAGCCGCCGCCGTCGCTGCCGCCCGAAGCGCTCGGGCATGTCATTATCTCTCGTTGGGACCGTGAGGCGGTTGTCTGATGGACCTCTTTATTCCCGCTGGCATTGTCGATGACTATGCCGACGCGCAGTTCGAAGCACGGCCGCATGGGATCGTGTTCGTGGATGGGAAGGAAGTCGCCCATACGCTCAAGTGCCCGCACTGCGGCGCGCAGTTCGTTTCTCGCAAAGGGTCAGGGCATCGGCGCACGTTCTGTCTGATTCATAAAGCCGTGACGTGCGGGTCCGATGCCTGCGTGCGTGATTGCGTGGACATCTACAGCATTGAAGGGACGTTGGGGCAGCGTGAACTCTAGTGGCCTTTCATCCACGACCTGTCGGACCGACGACGAACGATGCCGCGCCGTTCCAGCCGTCGATGTCGGCGGGCTATCATCCCGATACGTCACGGGTCAGGTTGGGACCGCGCATCGGTCTGCCGATTCTGCCGCCGATCATCGACGTGTTTTCGCCAGAGATGGTGATCGGATCGCAGCCATCGCGTTCGCGCGTGCTTTACGGCACACAGAAAAGTCAGACACTCAGCCAGACGACACACACCGATGCGCCGTTCGGGTCAGAGATGGTCGTCGGCCATCACCCCGATACCGGCCGCGCGTTGCTCGGTGCCCGTATCCCGCAACCGATTCTGCCGCCCACGATCGAAGTCTTTTCGATCGAGATGGCAGTTGGGCATCATCCCGATACCCATCGCGTCAAGCTGGGGCCGCGCATCCCGTTGCCCGTCAGTCAGACGACACAGACCAACGCGCCGTTCGGACCGGAAATGGTCGCGGGCTGGCATCCCGATCGATCGCGTGTGCTCCTGGGCGCGCGTATTCCGCTGCCGGTGCTGCCGCCGACCATCGATCTCTTCTCGGTCGATATGGTTATCGGGTCGCGTCCCGATACCAATCGCGTGCGCTACGGCAATCAGAAAGGCGCCACACTCTCACAGACCACGCACGTCTCGGCGCCGTTCAGCGTCGAGATGGCGATCGGCTGGGCGCCGTATCGGTTGCGCGGGCAACTCGGGCCGCGTATCCCGCTGCCGGTCGGCGAGACACTGACGATCACGCAGCAGCCGCTCGTGGCCGATGCGTGCAATACATTTACGGTGCCAGCGGATATGCAGTTGACCGTGGCCGCTGACGATACGAGCTTCACGGTGGCGGCTGAAGATCAATCCTTTGACGTAGAGGGTTGTGAATGAGTCTCGGTTCTCGCACCAAGGATCCGGCCGATATCAGGAATTATGCGATCAACTGGTCGGCATGGCTGACCTCGCAGGGCAGCGATACCATCAACACGAGTTCGTGGGACGGGGGCGGCTTGACCATCGTCTCTGATTCGAAGACCGCGACCACGGCCACGGCGAAAGTCTCGGGCGGCACCGATGGACATGCGTATACGGTGAGCAATACGATCGTGACCGCGACGGGCACGCAGACGCGCAAAGTCTCGTTTGAGATGAATGTGAATAGCCAGTGACCGTTCACGAACTGATCACCGCCGCGCTGCAAGACTTGCAGGAGTTGGAATCCGGCGAGACGGCCAACGCGGATGATGCGGCCACCGGACTCGCGCGGCTGAACGACTGGATCGATTCCAACGCCAACGAAAACCTGCTGGTCTATACGCTGACGCGCACCAGTTGGGCGCTGGGCTCCGCACCGTTCTATACCGTAGGGTTGCAGGGCACGCTCAATATGCAGCGGCCGGCGAGTCCGAGTGACATCTCCTCGATCGGCTATTACGACACGTCTCTTTCGACGCCCTATCAGGATGTGCAGGTATCGCTGTATACGGATCTGGAATATCAAGCGATTGCGCAGAAAGCGCTGACAAGCACCTACCCACAAGCGTTCCATTACAACGCGACATTCGGGACCGATGGCTGGGGCACGCTGACACCGTGGCCGATTCCGACGAGCACGAGCCTGCGCGGGTTCCTCTACACCAAGACCGTGGTCGAGGAGTTCGCTGACATCACCGATGAGATCCTACTGCCGAAGGGCTATCGCCGTTTCTTCCGCACGAATCTTGCCATTGAACTGGCCAGCGCATTCGGCTTGCCGGTGCCGGAACAGGTGGCCAAGGCCGCGCGTGAGACTGGCATTACCATCAAGAGCAAAAACGTCCGCACCGAGGAGATGGCGAGTCCGTTCGATGCGCAGCAATATGACATCAACTCAGATGTGATTCGCATCCGGCGATGAAATTCCCCAATTTCATCGGTCCGTCCTACGTCAGTGCGAACGTCCTCTCGGACCAAGAGGAGTTGTTCAACTGGTATCTGGAAGTCCTCGAATCGCCTGGGGCCAAGAACCGCTTTCACTATCTGCCGACGCCTGGGCAGCAGACCTT